AACGGCCTGAGCATGATCCGGCGCTATGCACCCGAGGCCTACCAGCGCATCACGGGCAAACTGGCCGAGGATCGCGGCACTGGGCAGGACTGGCACGATGCGCGACAACTCACGAGCACGCTCCGCGCTTTGCGAGACCATCCGTTCAAAGCCGTCATGCTTCGGGCCATCCAGGCAGCAGTGAAGAACCGGGCTCCTGAGCATCTTGGCCTCGTGCAAGACGCGATTGCGGGCGCCGGAATGGCTGCCGATCCCGAGCCTTCCAGACAGAGGGCCACAGCATGAAAAACCCAGCAAAACCGGGCGTTTCCAGTACCAACGGGACTCGGGGTGTGGTACTGTCGGGCATGAGCGAAACGACGAAACGGGCGATCCCGACCGACCTCATGGACCTCGGCACGCGATGGGCCGAACGAGCGGATGCAACGCACCTCATCGCCAATCCCGTGCCGTATCATGCCGCGAGAGCAAATTTGCGGGCCGCTGAGGGCGGTGTGGCGCGTGAGGCGACAAACTCACCAGCGGAAATTGGAGCGGGCTGTACGGGGCGGAAAATGGCTCGTCTGGCTGGTCAGTGTGCGGCCTTGGTTTTGTCTTTCGCCCTGATCGGCTTCATCGCGTTGTGGATCGATCGCAAGGAAGGCCTCCTGTGCACGGTCATATCCGTGACGATCAGCGCTGCGATATCGTGGTATCTATGGCCGCCAGTGGTCGTGCGTAGGCTTGGTTCTGGTGGGGAGGGGGTTTGATGGAACATCTGATCGCTCTCGCCATAATCACCGTCCCGCTTTGCATCTGGCTGATGCGGCGGTGTCGGCACAAATTCACGCTGGTCGACAAAGTGCGCATCGTGGATGATTTCGATGTCTGCGTTGGCGCGAAGTATGTCTCGCAGTGTGAGCACTGTGGCAAAATCAAATTTGCCCATCGGTGAGGCCGCCAGTGACCCGCCTCCTCTTCCCCACCTGGCGCGACCTAGCCGACACCCTCGCCAGCCAAGACCCGGACCAACGCGTGACCGACGACGATCCGGGGTTCTGGATCGGTGCCCACGAAAAAATCAAAGCTCGCGTCGCAAGTTTTAATTGATTTTTGAGGCACGATTAACGGAGATTACCGTTACAAACTCAGGATCAAAAAAATGCCAAAAAGCCAGATCCCCGCCCTAATGTTATTCGCCAACTGCTTTGTCATAGTGAGCTTACGGGCGATGGAGATAGACATAGAGTATTACACGGAAGCTATGCTCTATATGTCCGCCTGCCTCATCGGTCTCGCTTGCGTTGCCCAACTGAGTTTGCGGTTGTTCAAGGCGCATCGGCTTCGTAGTCGTTATTAAGCCGTAAGGACCGCGCGGGCCGAGCGTAGGGAATACTTGGACAGCGTGGCGTGATACATGTGAGGGGTAAGCGGATTTCGTTGTACCAGGGGGCTGATTTTGGAAGAATCTGGGTATGGCCATATCCCCCGAAATCGAAGCAACGATCTCCGAAATGTCCAAGCCTAGAGCGGAGGATCTGCCTTTTCCCGTTTCTTGCTGTGAAGCGGCTTGGACACGGCCTCCCTGTACCGACGCCGGACAATTAGGCAGATCAGGTCTCCAGCTCTTGCGCCAACACATTCGTCGTTCTGGTTGAAGCGCCAGACGGAAGTCGGTAGCTCGCCCGCATCTTGGTTTACATAACACCAGGTTCCCGTGACTGACGGTTCATCATCGTCCAGGGTCAAAGCGCTTTCGCACCATGTCTGCGCAAGAATGAGCGATTGATAAAGTTGCAAGGCCTCCGCAACGGCGTTTAAGGCTTTCAACTCTGCGATCCGGCTCTCGAACTCGTCCATGAATCGAGGTTAACGTGAGTACGGTTAATTATCCGTTATGCGAGTGTTAAGTAAAATCGAGCGTGGAGAGACGTTGCGGGGAGGCGCTACTTGTCTCCTCTGGCGCTTGCGCAAAAACGATTCCTTAACCTTTTCGACATCACCTATGGAGTTTGATTCAGCGAGACCTATCATGGCTAGATGCAATATTATTGGACTGTCTTTTTTGTTGGCAACTCTTTCCGGTTGTCACAAACAAGACCGAAATATCGCGCAAGTGTCTTTACATGAAGCCCATTGTCATGTCGTCGCCCAGGAAAGCTATTGCGAAGAGAACGGCGGCGGTAGGCGATTTGAAATCGCAGACATCCCCGAGGAATTCAGAAACCGGTTCATAACCGAGTGTAGCGGTAACTTGCATTGCGACGTCGACCTGAGCGTACCGCGAATAGAGGCTCGAGACCGCAAACTGTGCAAGATCGTAGACATCTCGTGGTCCGATGCTCGTAGGGGATCACCATATGAGCATATCTACGGCAAGTGGTTGGCCGCGATACACGTCCCGCAATGGGGAGGCACGAACAAGAAAGTTTGATGAATTATTGTCGAATCGTAATTATGCTCTTTCGCAATGTTACAATTCGATATAAGCGCCCACCCATGACGATATCGAAATCAATTTTCGGCGCTGCTGCGTGCGCGTGGGGAGCATTTTTCGTGCTACGATTCCTCGATCTACAAGGAACATGCGCTTTACAGGATCACGCCCAGATGATTGCAGACATCATGGCTGTAGCCTGCATCTTCGTGCTGCTCGGTAAACTCGTCAGGATGTATAAATCTCGGGCAACCCACTGACCTTCCTTTAAACTGACCGCTGTAATTTCCTGTGTACTTAGAGGGCGCGGTCGGCGATAATCAGGGTATGACGACAGCCCCAAAAATCCATGAAACTGTTGCTCAAATGGCGAGGCCAAAAGCGGTCAGACGCCCTTCCCCTCCGAGGTTAGAAACGGGGCTCACTGCGACGATCGAGCGCGCAGGTAAGGATGATTACCAAGGCCCTATCGGTAAGCGCTCACGCTGCAACCACCTGATGACCCTGCGCAAGGCTGGCGAGCTCGATGCTGAGGCTGAAACCCTGGCTGAGCGCTGGTTGAGCGATTACCAATTTGGTGTCCATGGCTATACGGACGCCATGCACAATCCGCTGCCGAGCGATTACATTCGCGGCGATGCGATTACATTCGCCACGTCGCGCGGCATCGCCAGTGAACGCGTGGGATTGGTGCGCGACAACTTGGGGGATGATGCGCACGATATGCTCGTCCGGCTCCTTTCTCTTGATCAGTCCTTCGCCTCGATTGCGCGCGAGAAGTTTCCTGCTCGTAGCAAAACGAGCGCCGAAAAGGCCATCCGGGAACGCGCTGTCGTGCTGCTGCAAATCCTGCCGAGCGCCTATAAATCAGCCTGCCGCTTGCAAAAGCAGCGCAAGGAACAGGCGCGCAGATAACGCTGTACAATGGCCATGCAGACGGATAATATCTGATAAATCCCTGAATTTGCGCGGTCCACAATGCTCCTACAATCAACGCGATTGTCGGTGGGCGATATTGTGCAGTTCGGCGCGGTTCGGTTTTTCTTGGTCGGGCTGAGCTCTAATGCCGCCGTTCTCTGTGAAATCGTTGGTTCTTCAGCGCCCCATCATAGGGCCGATATCCCCCTGTCATGGCCTGAGACTCTGCGGATGGGGGTCGCTACGCGCAGTCATATCAGGTGCGCGCCACGGCTTTTCCGGAATGTCGGGCGACTTATGAAAATCGGCGCTGCCGATACGGCTGTTTTAGCGCGTGCGCGTGCAGCCGTTCGGGTTGAGCTCGATGTGCAGAGACGTGAGGACGAGTGGCTTTTTGCTCGCCGGCTTTGTGGATAAGCGCAGGCTGATCATATCAATCAATAGGAGGGTTTCTTCATGGCGGACCTCACGCCAAAGCAGGCGCGGTTCGTGGAGGAATACCTCGTTGATCTGAACGCTACGCAAGCTGCTCTAAGATCGGGATATAGCCCAAAGACATCCGCCAAGATCGGGTTTGAAAACCTCCAGAAACCTGAAATACAAAACGCGATAAGCGCTGCGCAGGCCAGACGATCAAAGCGGACAGAAGTCACTCAAGACCGCGTGCTTCAGGAACTGGCCAAGCTCGGGTTCGGAGATATCCGCGCTATCTTCGCAGAAGATGGCTCCCTTAAGCATCCAAACAGCATGGACGCCGATGCCGCTGCGCGAATTTCCTCGATCGAAGTCGTCGTGAGGCCGGTCCAAGGCACTCAGGGCCAAGAAGTCGAGCATGTCGCCAAGATCAAGGCTTGGGACAAGCTTGGGGCGCTGACGCAGATCGGGCGACACCTCGGCATGTTCAAAGACAAGATCGAAACAAGTGGCGAGATCGCCATCACAATCACACCGGACGACAGCGCGCTTTGAGGCATGGTCGCAACGCTCAATCCTGCTCAGGCTGAGGCAAACCGGCTTTTGGGCTCGCCTGCAACGCACATTCTGCTGCGCGGCGGGTCGCGCTCGGGCAAGACATTCCTGCTGGTCCGCGCAATCGTCATCCGGGCAGTCATGGCCCCTGGCTCGCGTCACGGGATCTTCAGGCACAGGTTCAACGCCCTCAAACACACAATCATCGGCGATACCTTTCCGAAGGTCATGCGCCTCTGCTTTCCCGATCTGCCTTACACGCTGAACAGAACTGACTGGTTCGTGAGCCTGCCCAACGGCTCCGAGATCCTGTTTCATGGTCTCGACAGTTCGGACCGGACCGAGAAGATCCTCGGTCTGGAGTTCGCTACGGTTTATCTGAACGAAGCGAGCCAGATCAGCTACGGCGCCCGCAACATGCTCCTGACGCGCTTGGCGCAAAAAACCAAGCTGGTCGCAAAGGAGTATATCGACGCCAACCCACCAACGACCTCGCACTGGCTCTACAGCCTGTTCGAGCGTCGGATAGAGCCGAAAGGCGGCGAGCCCCTGCCCGATCCGGCGTCTTACGCGACGATGCAGATTAACCCGGACGCGAACCGGGACAATCTCTCGCCTGAGTATCTCGCCCAGCTGGAGGCATTGCCGGAAAAGGAGCGTCAGCGCTT